CAGTCTGGTCAAGACGCTTCTTAGAGTTAGCCGCTTGTTTGGCAACTTCTTCAAATCCAGCCAAGTCAACAGCTACAAAGTAAGAGCCATGTTCAGGCTCTACCCCGTACTTAATCCATTCTTCCTTAAATACATCTGAGCCAGCATTGTCAAAAGATGCTAGGTATTCTTGTTTAAAAGCAAAGCTAGACAGGGTTTTCTTGGCAGACTCAATTTCTTCTGGGTCTATCAAAGGGTTGTCTTTTGTGGTGAAATGCCATGCTTTCCAATCCTCGTCTTCCTCTGACTGACCAAGTTTAAAGATGTCATAGAAGAAGTTGCGACCCTTGGGAGTGCCGATGAACATTGCTCTGCCTTTTTTGTCTGACAGAGAAGCACGAATAACCTGTTCCCAAGCCTCGGGTTTGATGTCTGCAACCTCGTCAAGCACAGCGTAGGTGAGAGACACGCCTCGCAAAGTATCTGGTCTATCTGCACCTCGGACATAGATCTTTGCTCCGTTTATCAAGGTAATGTCCATGTTATTGATGTGACTAGCTTGGATAACTTCCCGCCCCAACTCCATCAAAACATCCCAAATAATCTGTCTTGCCTGACCATTTGTAGGCGCAACATAAAGCACAGCAGAGCCAGCACTACATTGCAGTCCTTCAATCAAGAGGGTGATAGCTGACAGTCTAGACTTGCCGCACCTACGACCAGCCGCAATAACTTTGAACCTTGTTTTATCAGCAAATACCTCTTGTTGCCAAGGTAGGAGGCTAAAGTTTAGATCAGACATCTTTGCTTTCTATATCTTCAGCTTCTATAGTAGGCGTATCAACAATGTTGATACCACCAATGCCTGAGATCGTAATGTTTACAGCACTTCTCTGATTCTTCTCTTTCTCAAACAGAGTAACGGGAAGCATCCTATCCATACATAGCTTCAGGGCAGCCATCTGCGCAGGGTGGTCATCATCAAGGGCAATCTGTACTGTTTTCTGTACAACATTGACTCCAGCACTGTTTATCAGCAAATCCTTGAGTTCTTTGACCCGTTGGTTCTCAGTCTTGGGCAACATAGCTAATGGCTTGGCATCAGCATACTTTGCCATAGTCAACTTACCTGAACCCTTGGGGCGACCTCTTGGCGTAGCCAAGTTGTCTTGTTCCTTCGGAGGACGACCCTTAGATTTCTTAAAGCTATCAGGGAGTGCATCTACTACGTTCATCTTTTATCCAGTGAAGGGAAGTTAGTACGCACTTTACACGAGAACAGGATTCTTGTATAGTGTAATCAAACGGGGGCATCACCCACCCCTCTATGCGGTTGAGCCGACCAAGTAGGATAAACGTAGTGAACCATGTAGTTCTTAAGTAAAGACTCACATCTTGAACGGGGCTTGTAGCGTGGAGAGTCAAGGACTGACAACCTTCTCTAACTTAGATAAACGAGAGGCTCTCCCTTAAAAAGGACATACCCACTCACGGGTGTCTACTCCTGTTCGTCATCTTACCTAAGTCCTTTGTTAGCTGTTAAACACTACGTTAGCCTTTTCCAGTGGGGGAGAGGGTACACAAATATTTACACACACACCACCACCCCTCCCCCCCATAGTAAGTACTAACTAACATAGGCAGAGTGAGTACTAACTAACTTAGAGTTAACCGACTGAGCGGTCGGGGAATGCTAATGATAATGAGAACGCATTAGCAACAGGCATATATGCTTTATGCACCATTCCTTAGGGACTTCATAACTTCCAGTAATATACATTCAGAATTCAGAATACAATAAATTAGGTTTCACATTATGAAACACCATTTCACGGAGATTCGATATTGCACCATCTTGGTGAATAGCATCTACTAACATTCCTAATTTGGTGCAGAGTGTCTACTAACATCACCAGTTTGGTGCGCTCTGTTAGTGAGTACTATCATTGAATAGCTTGATTTTGTTGAAACCGCAAAACTGGCATGGTATGTGCATTAGTAAAATGCCTCAGGGCAAACCATTCAACATTTTTTAAAGGCGTTAATATGACAAACACAATCACCCGTGAACAGTGGCTCAATCAAGCCAGCGAACACCTTAGAACCCTTTTTGAGAGCGTAGGCGAGTCAGTGCCTACCAAGGTCAGGGCTTCGTGTGGCTTCCCTTCGAAGTCAGCCATGAGCGCCAAGAATCGCAGAATCGGCGAATGTTGGAATTCAGTGGCTTCGGCTGATTCACATGCAGAGATTTTCATCTCACCAACTATCAGCGATTCGAGCAGAGTATTGGACATTCTTGCCCACGAATGGATTCACGCTATTCACCCAAATGCAGGGCACGGCAAAGCGTTTAAACACACCGCTACGGCTATCGGGCTTGAGGGCAAGATGACTGCCACAGTAGCAGGGGACAAATTCAAGGCATGGGCTTCGCCAGTGCTTGCCATTCTCGGCGAGTATCCTCACGCAGAATTGAAGCCCGCCAATGCTATCAAAAAGCAAAGCACCCGAATGCTTAAATGTATCTGCTCAGACTGTGGTTATATCGCCTACACTTCGGGCAAGTGGCTGGCAGACATGGGTGCACCTTACTGCCCTGAACACGGGCAGATGTCCACAGACTGACAGTTTAGCGGTAAGCCCTCACGGGCTTATCAGTACACTGTCGTACTCTTTGAAAGGCTTCAAAATGTTAGACTATTCTCAGCAAGATAAACTTTTGTATGCGGCTCTTGAGTTGTCCAAAGGCTCATATGGTGGCTTTGCTACTCATATCGGCGAGGCAATGATTCGAGCAGATTCAAACAACAGCAAAAAACTGCACAAGGCATTCTTTGATTTGTTTGAACAGGCTTGGCTCAACTGCCCTGCTTATCAGGCTAACCTCATCGCTCAAAGCGTGGTGGCATGATGTTCGACAAAATAGATTCTATTGTGCTTGGTGTGTGCGGCTGCGCCGCCTTCATTTTGGCTCTCATCCTAATTTCTGAAAGGTTTTAAAATGTCCGCTTTTATTGTTTCTGACACACATATAAATTCTTTGGTTCGATATGCCTCACGGCACAATGTTCGGGCTTTTCATAATAACCCGATGGAAGTTTTCAGAGTCAAAGATAATGAGCAAGAAACCGCTAGATTATTGCTTGACGAAAATGTAAAAAGCGTCAATTCTAGGTATCGAGAAAATGAAGTCATGTCTATTACTTACGACTATGGCGCACCAATTCTCACAGCCATTCAAGCAATTAAAGCGGCTCAGTGCCTGCGTTATCAGTCATGTGAACACTCCGACTATGAAGACTCCATTGCGTTTAAACTGATTGAAGCAATCATTACAGACGCAATCCCACGCCTTGAGGGTTACGAGTCCGCAGAGTGGGCAATTTCTGACAAGGTGGCAGCATGACACACACAATGGTTTGGTTTGGTCACATGACCCACGGAACTTTCACCATTGGGGGTGATGACAACCCGATTGTCATTGTCAATTCAATAGATGAAAAGGCAATTATGAACCCTGATGATGTCGAGGAATACATGGAAAGCCAAGGGTATGACAGCTATCTAGTGCTAGATGAATTCCAAGGTGATATTGTTTTTTCTCAAACTTTTTTAAAAGGCTTAACCAATGACTAACTCCCAAGCACTCACACAAGCCCTCATTCTCGCCATTACTGCGCCTGATGACTTTAAAGCCCAGCAAGCCATTGAGTTATCAGAAGAACTAGCGCAGCGTTTAAACAGTGCGGAGGTTGAGCAATGCAAAGCCGATGCCCTTCTTATATTGGAAATGGCATGATGTGGGGCGCACTTGCACTTTTATTAAAAATCATTCTCCGAAAGGTTTCAAAATGACAAGCAAAACAATTAATTTAATTGGCTATTGTTATATCGAATCATGGGTAACCGATACCTCTAAATTTGGTAAGCCTGACCAAAAAGCAATGCAAGCATGGATTCAAGATGCCGAATTGGGTGGTTTTGAGTTTGACTCAATTATTGAAATGTCAAAATTTATGACCAAGACAGGGCAAACCGAAACCCTGTTTATATCTTCCCAATTTTTCACAATAGAAGAAATTCACTAAGTTAGTGACCACTTCCTATTTCAAGCCCTTCGGGGCTTTTTTCTTGTCTACTGCTACCCTGCTATCACCAAGCCCTAAACAATCGCTTCTAGGCACTTTTAAAGCCTTTTAAGTCACTAATCTGCCACTGTGCAAAGACCTACATAGTCAAGGTTGTCATCCGACCTTAAACCTATGCTATGAAAATGCACTGCCCAACGCAGACAAACCCTGAACCCTTCGCTTGCATTTCCCTCGCCTATTGCTTTGATAGCTTCGTATTCGACAGGGTTAAATTTTATGACTATGCCCTTTTTATCTTCAATCTCAGGCATTGGCTTGCCTCCAATATTCAGCTATGAGTAACGCTTCAGCCCTGTTAATATCTTTTTTCAACTTTAGCGATGCCTTGGGAAATAGTTTTCTTGCAAGGTCTAATGCCTCGTTTTTGTCTG